TTTGATACAGGTAGCAGAGGAATGCAGATACATTGCTAGAATGCTAGGTTTGAATTTGCTATAGATTGAATCAATCAGTAGCTGTAATGGCTCAAAGTTTACTATAAACCATGATACTGCAATGTAGGTTAGTATATTCATGGGGTAAAAATAACAAAGGCAGTCTTACGACTGCCATAAAGTTATTAATTATTAAGATAATTTTTCCACCATTTGAGATAGAACTGCTCATTGACAGCCTTTCCATTGGTGAATCTCCATATAGAGCAGTAAGAGACTCCGATATCCTCAGCATAATGACTGAGCTTATATCTTTGGGTGAGCTTAGACTTGGTCTCTTTAATCATAAAGTCCTTTAAGCTCTGCCCCTTAGAAAGGGAGATCATCAACTGTTGGAGCAGGAACATAAGCAGGAGCTACTGCAGCTGCAGTTAATAGATCTATCTTCCATAACTCTAATGAGTTGAAATGTTTATCCTGCCACTCTCTACCTCTCAGATTGAATGATGCCTCCACCTCTTCACCTACTTTGTAGCCATCTAGTAGAGCTGTTTTATCTCCTGTAGCTTGCAAGGTGATGTATTGAGGATATTTACCATCCTCTACTGTTATTACTAGCTCTCTCTTAGAGAACTTCTCAGTCACCTGTACGGTATCACCTATCACTTTGATAAGTCCTTTTACTTTGTAATCATTCATATTATAGTTATTAATTTATATACTCCTATTATTATCAATCCATACACTACTAGTGCTAGGATCATTGCTAGTGTTTTCTCTTTCATACTACCTGCTCAGGGAACGGATTGTCTAATCTCATTTTTGCTACTTCAATCTCTGCTCTTATTGTTAGAGCTTTTGCATACTCATCAGCCATAAGAGCTACAGTTGAGTGAGGATGTACATACTCAGCTTGATAGCCATTTCCGATTGCTGATAGCAGTCCTTGCATTGCTGCAATCATTGCTTGTTGGTAAAATTCTTTTTCTGTCATTTTATTTATTATTTAATTGATTAATATACTTAACATAGTACTCAGTGCAGTGATGCAACCGTACCTTTATCTCCTCCTCAAGTTCCAGGTCTCTACTGAAGAGTAGAGTAGTGATTCTCTTCTCAGGAGCTATGTGATCTACCTGATGCAGTGATAAGTTCTCCCATTCATTCAGTAGAGATGGATGAGTAGAGACCATGCAATAGACTAAACTAGCATAGCTCTTATCATATAACATCATGTAAGCTCTTAGCTGCCACTCATAATCTTTATTTATACCCTCTTCTGAGGTAGCAGGGAAGGTCTCTAATGACCATGATGTCTTGATGTCTACTATTTGGTCATCTAGTACTATATCAGCCTCTCCTGTGAGCCATTCGTTGTTTAGTCTCTCAGTGTTTTTAGAGTAGTTGCTAAAGTGTACAGTATTGAGTAGAGCTATAGAATCATTCTCCTGTAGCTTACCCTTATTAATATACTTATTATTCAGCTCTACATTGTAACCGTAGAAATCCTGCTTAGCTACTGCTCTAATGTAGCTCTTAGTAGTTTCAGATAGCACCTCAGACTTAGTCCGAGATGCTGTCATTAGTTTTCCGAGTGAAGATGGATGCCATTTCATAGTAACATAAGTGCTTTAAGTTGTAAATCAGTTAGCTCAAAGGTCTCTCTTAGCTTAGGGATAGTAAACTTACCATCTTGAATAGATACAAGTGCCTCCTCAAATCTTTCTTTAGATAGACCAGGCTTAGCAGCCTTAACAGGTACACTAGCTAGATTTGCATCGTCATCTACTGACTGCAAGCATAAGATACTGCTCAAAGTATATCTACGATAGTAAGTCACAGCAGATCCTACTTGCTGAGGATTCAATCCTGCAGGTAATTCCATACATGACTCTATTGACTCATTAGAATCTATGCAAATAATCTGAGTACATACTGAATTGCCTTGAATAGGCTGTAATAATAGTAGACCATTCTCTAATAAGATAGGCTCTACTGCCTCAGTGATTGCATTGATGTCACTGTATGACTTTTTAAAGTGTGGATTGGTAGCATTCTTAGCTACTTTGCCGATTGACTGCTTAGCCTTGTGGAGCTTTTGGTGCAGGGTTAGTACAGGTGCTGGTACTACAGCTTTTGTTTTTGTTTCCATGTGTATAAATTTAAATTATTTCAACAAAGATAATCAATTAATTCATATCTGCAATAAAATTATAATAAAATATCATAAATTCATCAAAAGTTCTTGCAATAAAGTATGTACCTCCTGCAGCTTCTACTGATTCCTGATACCTCTTTTGCACCTCTGACTGCCTATCCTTACCATACTTCACCTCAATCTTAACTGACCTACCTCTAATGGTGGCAGATATATCAGCTGAGCCTTTTGTACCTGTGCTAGGAGTATAAGTGCCTTTCAGCTGTCTAGTATTTTCACCTACCTGTATCTTCTTACCCTCTCTATATACTCCCATTGTATTGATTCTCTCAGCTTGAAAGCCTGAATAGGTTAGAAAGTGAATGATACATTTAGTCAGAGCATTGGCAGAGTTATCATTCCAATCTGATGCCGTTATGTATGGCATAGTAGGGTGCTTAAGTGTGAGGTAGTTAATCTCTAAGGCTTTTAAAAGTGTTTTGTTTTCTTTGTTCATGATATAAAATAAAAAATATGATTTAATTTAGGAACTCCTTTTGGGAAATATCCAAACCATTCAGGTTGGCAATCTTCACTAATTTTTCGTACCTCACTTTCCAATTCGGATTGGATCTTAATTTCTCCTTCAAGTTCTCTGATTTTTCTTGCATAGTATTCAATTTCTGCAAATAATGCTCTTTGTTCTTCAATTTCTGATAGTATCTTAGAGGCTTCTGAATTAAAGGTTTCAAAATTTTCATCTGATTGTTGAAATATTTTTGATTTTCTATTAATGTATTTTTCTCGCAACTCTTCTCGTACTTCTTCAGCTCTTCTTCGTATATTTTCAATGCTTCCTCCTGCATTTCGGATTGCTGTTTCAACTCTATTATCAATGGACCGTATTTCATTTTCATGTCCCATGTATAAGTCTTTAGCTTTCCATCTAAACTTGTAATCAGCCCTGGTAATTTCATCTTTATAGTTGACAATTTCACTTGTAAGTCTTTCAAGTTCTGCGTTTCCATAGCAATTAGATTGCTCAATGATTTGATTTCCATCTTTGTCTATTATTATTTCAAAAGTTAATATTTGATTCTCATTAATAAATTCTTTTTTTTCTTCACTTACTTTACATGTTTTTATAACTTCAATAATACAAGGAGTGCCACATAATAACTCTCCAAATACATCTGCTCTATATAAGCTATTTGAAATTCTTAGCTCTACTTTAGCATTTTTTATCAAAAGTTTATATTCTTTATAATAAAAATATCCCTCTTTTAATATATTCATTTTAAAATTATAATGCTCAGGGCTTTCATTAATTAAATGTAAATCTTCAGACTTTACAGCAAAATGCTTTTGATAAACTTTTCCATGTCTTAAAATTAATTTTACTTTTTCACCAGGATAAAGATAATACTCTTGACTCTTATCAGCATCTGATATAGATACAACAGTACCATCTTTTAAACAAGCATATAAATACTTTAATTCACTCATATCAATTATAATTTATACTATCCCATACATCAGGATCTCTTTGTGATTTAATCTCAAACCATCTAGCACCATTGCTAGATCCATCGACATACTCCTTACCATTATATTCTGCATACTTCTTACACCATTTATTGAAAGTTCTGTTAGTAAGGTACTTCTTTTGATCAGTGTATTCTGCTATAAAGTTCTCAAACATTGACACCTTATTCAATCTTTGGTCAAATCCTAAATTCTTATTATCTACCCATTCTATAAAGTCTTGAGATGTCTCATTGATAAACTTTCTTAGCTCTAGATTCTTAGCTTCAGATTCTACTAAGCCATTCTCTAGGTAATAATTCAAGCAATTAATCATGTAATGGTCAAACCTCGCCCATTCCTGTTCATCCCAATCTTCAAATAGCATATAGCCAAATTCATCAAATGGAGTGTGATGAGTACCAAAGTAACTACTCAGCTCCACTTCAAACATCCTACGCTTGAAAGAGCCACCATCTGCTTTAATAGTGTAGTTAGTAGAGATAAGTACCTTAGGTGAGTCTTTTACAGGTAGTTTAATTGCATCTCTACCTTTGTATTCAATAGTAAGTCCCTCAGTAATTATACTAAATAAGCTCTCAAAGTTAAAGTTCTTTCTTACATCATCAAATGCCAGCACCTGGCAATCAGAAGATACAGTCTGATAAGGAAATGATTTATTTGAGTCAAAGGTCTTACCATCAATGGTGCTAACTTTTTTCATGTATCCAATAGCATTAATCAAAATCCCCTTACCACTACCTCCATTAGGATTATCTGAGATAGTTTCATCATTTAGAATAATTGCCTTATTATTAGCAGATGTCTTATAAGAATGTAGCATATAGCCTATGATGCTCTTCATAGTATCATATCTCTCTACCTCCTGCCCTGAGATAAACCAAATGAAAGACCTAAACATTGACTCATGGTGATCAGCATCTATTAAATCTCTATCTATTATCTGATTATTCCATACATATCCTTTAAGCTCTGAGTATTCATATATCTCATGGTGCTTAGCAAATACTTTGACAGCTGCATTCTTATAGTAAATCATACCATAGTCTATCCCATCCCTTTCCATCTCTACATTAGCAGTATCTATCATGCTAAGATATTGAGGAGTAAATAGTTTAGATTTCTCAGCTACAGCATCAAATACAGGTATCCGATTTGATTGCACCAGGTACTCCATTACTCTATCCTTTATCTGAAATTCAGAGACATGATTAATAAAGTTCTCATTCTTAGTAATAAAAACAAAGGTCTTAGTGTTAGCTACAGGATAGTACTTATAGTACTGTAGATTCTCTAAGAATAGCTTGAATCGGTATGGTATAATTAATACATCACCTTTAAAATCATATTTCCAAAACTCATCTACTTTTATTACCTCCTTAATAGTCTGAATCTCTGACTCTATATTCTCTTTATTGTACTCTTTAAATTCCTCTAAGATAACAGCATCAGACTTGCCACTCAGCACAAAGTTAATTAGCTTATCTTTTTTATCCTTATCCTCAAACTGCTTAGTGTTAAAGTTAGCAGTTTTTTTGTAGGCAGAATTTATCAAAGCTAATATCTCTACAGATGTAAAATCTTTCTGCTCAAATCCTATCAGATAATTCTGACAAGTCATTCTATCCACTCCAAAATCATTGAAAGCTGCTGCTAATTTGTAAAGTGAGGAGTTTCTATTTTGTGAATTATACTTCTTT